TAGCACCTGATGACTGGAGTGCCATTACCTAGCCTCCAAGTCCTCAATTCGTGTAGCTAATGATCGAATTATTTCCTGCTGTTCTTTCATACCCTCGATGAGCAAGCCAACCATGTTTCCATAATCCACAGTCTTCATTCCACCTTCAGATTCGTGGACTACTTCAGGGAGAACTGCTTCGACTTCCTGTGCGATTACACCAGAGAATCGTTCGTCAGTTTCAAGATCATTACGGGTGAATGTCACACCCCTGATCTCTTCTACTTTAGATAAGGCATTCGGGATAACTCGGATGTCATCTTTGAGGCGTTCATCTGAGTAGGCAGTGACGTTACCGGATGCTGTAAGATCGCCGGTGATTGAGCATCCAGAAGAACTGGTCTCAAATTTCTTTGAGTTGTTATGGTAAAGTTCACAAGCACCATCATCAATAAACTTAGCCAGCGTTTCACCAGTACCTTCGAATGATATCAGTGGGCCATTTGTTTGTATGGTGAGACCCCCGGTTCCCCCATCGTCTATGTGGGAATTAGTCCCATCATGGTATATGTTGAGGTCGTTTGAATTTCCTAAATTTAGGTATTGACCATCTCCAAGCTGAATACCGTCAGCACTAACGGTTCCGGTTACATCGATTCCAGAAGAAGTTGTGGCTAGTTTAGAACTCCCGTTATGATAAAGAGTTACTGCTGCACCATCCTGACAAGCAACCATATTATTACCATCAGTATCTTCTAAAACTATCCAATCAGAACCTTGAATAAATAATTGACCCTCTCCAGCATCTTTTATGTATGAATTCGACCCATCATGGTATATCTGTAAATCCTGACTCGCACCTAGCTGAACTTTGTTGTTGTCACCAAGATTCAAGTTGCCGGTCATGGTTCCACCAGCTTTCGGAAGTGCCGCTCCTGCTGTGGTGGTAGTAGAGGTTAATATTGCATCCCGTACAGCTATGTCTATGCCATCGAAAGTACTATTAGTAGTGATAGCTCCAGTCATTGCCCCACCAGCTTTAGGTAGTGCTGCTCCTGCTGTGGTAGTTGTAGAAGTTAAGACCCCATCTCTCGTTGCTATATCTATGCCATCAAATGTTGAGTTGGTTGTAATAGCTCCGGTCATTGCCCCGCCAGCTTTCGGCAAAGCAGCATCTGCTGTTGCTCCGTCTGCTGCTACATCTCGACCATCAAAGGTTGAGTTAGTAGTGATAGCCCCGGTCATTGCCCCGCCAGCTTTCGGTAGAGCAGCATCTGCTGTTGCTCCGTCTGCCGCTACATCTCTACCGTCGAAGGTGCTGTTTGTTGTAATGGCCCCGGTCATAGCCCCACCTGCTTTAGGTAGAGCGGCACCTGCGGTCGTAGTAGTAGAAGTTAATATCGCATCTCTAGTGGCTATATCTATACCATCGAAAGTGCTGTTTGTTGTGATGGCACCTGTCATAGCTCCACCTGACTTAGGTAGAGCCGCATTAGCGGTTGTACTTACAGTGTTGAGTTGGGTCTGAATAGCACTTGTGACCCCATCGGTGTAGTTCAATTCCGTGTGCGTAGCCGTAACAGCGCCGGTCACCGCCCCGAAGGAATTCTTCAGAACGTTTTTGACACCCCTAAGATGTTCATCGCCGCTGCTTACCAGATCTGACGAAACTGGATTCGTAGCAACTAAGTCATCTATGAATTTACCAGCTCCAGTCAGATCTTCGGTAGCCATCGTTACGCAATCCTAATAATAGCGTTGGATGAATCGGCTGCGGGGAACTGAATAGTAAAATCGCCTGCCGTAGACGTTTTATCCCCACCAAAATCGAGCACTGCCACTGCCGCATTAGCTGCTGTAGAACCAGAAGTCGTGTTAGGCGTAGTGTTATAAATGAGTGCCCCACGAGCCGTTACAGTAGCCGTAGACCATGTAGTGTCTGCGAAATCAGTAAAAGCCGTAGTACCTGAAGATGTTGGATCTATTCTAGTCAGCGTATTACCGCCAGCCGTGTAGTTAGTTCCTGATACTTCCCCAGACGTAGTATACGCTGTGGTTGCTGCACCCAAAGAGGCAGAACTGGTGTATAGGGCGATCTTGAAAGTATCCCCAGAAGAAAGGTCAAAGTCGTGTCCACCGTTAAGCACTGCCACCTTAAACGATGTGCACATTGCTTGAGTTATAGCCATTATGTGTCTCCGTAATTAATAATTTACCCGCCAGAACGATACTTATCGTTAGGCTCTTTCAACGCCCCTAAAGCCTGTAGAGGTCTAAGAGACTCCATAAAACGCTGCCCGTACTGCTGTAGCATGTCCGTTTCGCCTTTCATGAAGATGTAAGCCTCTACTAACGCTCCGTAGAGCATCGCTTGGCTTGCATTCGTGCCTAGCCACGTGACACCGGAAGCGGCGTCTACTATAGACTCAGGTCTGTAAAGATAGTGCAGCTCCGCTGTATACGTCGAACCCGGCGTGGGAGCCAGAATAAAGTTAGCTTGATCGAAGTCAGCGTAGTACTTCGGTTCCCCCGTGACTGTAGGATCAGGCCAATACTCCTGAAGGAAGTTAACATCCTTATTTAATAGAAACTTGTGATCCCCAGAAACCAGAATCGACATGGAAAAAGAACTTAGCCAATCCGTAGGTTTAGGGAAGTACTTATTCCCCGACGCAATAGTAGCTGTAGTGTTCTTCCTGAACACTTCCAGTGTCGCTTCTTTCAGTATCCGCTCTTCAGCAACCTTGATAAACGTATCAAGCTGCGAAACAAACGTAGCTTCGGTGTTCTCGCAGTAGTCCTGAATCGCTTGCTTGAGAGTAGTGTATGTAAATCCAGCCATTATGGGGTGCTCACAGTTACTGACCCAACATGCCCAACCGCGTGCATGGGGGTATCTTCAAAAGGAACCGTGGGAACTCTACGCCCCACATGAATAACTAGGGGCTCCGTCCGATCTGGACGAGCATCACGCAGTGCTTCAGCATCTACGCGAACAACAGGAGGACTTTCTTGAGGGTGTTTGAAATCGAAACATTCAGGACAAACATGTAAGCCTGTCCATTCTGCCCGAATGTCTGAGTAGGAATAACTAAAACCGCATCTATCGCATAAAGCTAATGCGTGTTTACCAGAAGCGAATGCCATACTTGCTACCCATAAGATCTATTACTCGGAGATATACGCAAGGAGCCCCACTCACTATCGCCATCAGCAGCGCGTTGGAAGTCACTCTCATACAGCTCTTTCATAGGGATAGCGCGTTCGGGTGCAAGCTTTATGGCTAGATAAAACGCTAATCCAGAAACCATAGCTGGAATGAACCGGCTAGGCACGTCTACATCGTTTGTGAGCGCGTCTGCGTCCTGAACTTTCTGTACCCGGTACGATATAAGCTGGTCGGTACTGTTGCCCGGTGTAGGCCACAGGTGGACCACTGGGACAGTTGCGCGCTCGAAATACAGTTGTGTTGGTCGTCCCTCAGTAGTTTTCTTTGGAATGTGGAGATAGTCCCCACGGCTAATGCGCTGAATAGCGTAGTCAACACTATCACGGCGAAGCACCGTTTCCAGAACATCAATGTCATAGGCGTTAAGCGTGTAATCTGCTGTACTAGCAGTCAACGTCAAAGAAACCTGATTGACTGTCCAGAGGTTAATCCCCCTGTTACTCCAGTCCTGAAACATGACATTAAGACTGCGTCGAGCACGCTGAGCATCATAGCCTGTACGAAGCTCCATCCCAACAAGCTCATACGCTTCCTCAATAACATCAGAAACGTCTAACTTAAAGTCTCTACTGCCGCTAGTAGCCATTAGTACATTTTAGTCAATTTATGACGTTTAGCCCGCCCATTACCTCTGGACTTCACTACTCCACCGCACTTATACCGACGCTTAACCTTACCACCACGCTTATATCCAGCGTCTGCACACTTAGGGCACCCAACAGGTCGAAGCATCTTCGCTGCCGCTCCGTCGCACGAAGGGCAATTATGCTTAGTCTGCTCAGCAGGTGCAGGAGCGGTGGAACTACCCCCGCCTCCAATTTGTACATTAGGTATCGGTAGCATAGATAACATAGCAGTCCCTAGTTATAGACTACCATACAGCTCGTTACATTCGACAAAGTCGCATACGCCGACGTTTCACATCGTATGGGCGAGCCCGACAGATTAATATACTGAGTAAGTGTAACCCCAGCAGGTGTGGCGATCTTCATCACCTGAGTGCCACCAGACCCGCCATCCTTGATAATGACAGACCCCGTACTAGAGCCCGCCACATAATAAATACCTACGACACGCGCTGGGCCAGCAAAGACAGCCCCGCTGCTTGTTACCGTAGTAGATTTAGAATCACTGTGCATATCTCAACTCCTGAGAAAGGGGGCACAGAGCCCCCACTCAATTAAAATTAAGACCCAGCGATAGTTACGCCGCCGTCAGCCTTAGTCTGTCCAGTGATATACCAACTCGTGCCGTCAGAAATCATATCGACCCAATCACCTACAAGCGCCGTACTAGCTACAAATGTAATGATGTCGCCATCATCGTCATAAGGGCCGTCATCGGATGTATCAACTTCTAGTTCGATAATGCCACCAATTATGACACGGTTGCTGCTATTCGTAACTATAGTGTAGGCCGTAGTCGGAGCGACTTTGACAATGAACTTAAACCTGTACCCAGAAGAAGGCGCAGGGAGCGTAACTGCAAACCCGCCTGCTAAATTCAAGAAAAAGGTTTTGCCGCTGTCTTCACCAGTAAGTGTAGTTGCAGCCGCGAGATTTATAATAGACCCGGAGCCAATTGCAATTGGTCCGCTGAAATGTGTAACTGCCATGATTTATTTCCTCTTTAGGCTTGAGTCAACTCCAGAAATGAGTTCTGGATATATAGATTTCGTTTATACACGCACACAGTGTGGCGTGTCAAGAATACGAAAAGAGGGCCCCGAAAGGCCCCCTCCCCATTATACTACTAAGCTCCCGGCGATCCGTAGATGCCAAGGGGGTCACTCCAGCCGAAGCTGTAGCGTTCCCGCGCTTTGTAACGAACATTACCAGTATCGAAGTCACCTTCCATCTTGGTAGATAGTGCAACACGATTAAACATCTTCATACCGTTAGGAATGTCAGTGGTTAAGAACCACGCATCGCTGTCAGTCAAGAAGTGGTTAACCGCATATCCGCCCGGAACAACACCATTGCTGACAATAGCGTTGATATCGTTATCAGCCGTGCCAACACGACCTTCCGTTTCGAGAAGGCGAGTCGCTACAAACTGTAACGCGGGTGGGATAACCAGCTTTTTAGGTCTGGCGGCGATCAACAGATCGCGTTCGTCAGTCCAAGCTGCGATATTGATAACTGCGTTCTCAATAGAAGTTTCATTGAGGTCCGCAGCCGTCGTTGGGCGATTTGAGTTAGTGCCGCCAGACACTAAAGGGTGAGCAGTGCTAATTAAAGGAACACCATCACCACCGTTATAGCCCGAAGACGCAAACGCATTATTTAATACGCTGGCACCTTTGACCTGCTTGGTGTACGCCATAGCCCTAGCCAAAGCCTTGGTATACCGAGAAGACAAGCTGTCATACAGATTATCTTCAATGGCTTCCTCAGTAATTGAGAAACCAAGAGCAATAGTTTCGTGGCTGTAACGAGAAGTGAACGCTTCCTGCGCCGTATCGTAACTGATAGCCTCACCTTCACCCTTTACCGGGGCAGCTGAGAAGCCAGACAGCTTCACTTCTTCTTCAAAGGAACGGTCAGAGCTCTCAACATCGAAGATGTCTTTGTGCCCCTCGTCGTACCGCTTGTACTCCATACCGAATAACGCATTGAGACCCGGTAGGAGCTCTTTCAGCAATTGTGCGCGTGAAATAGCCATTATCTAGTCTCCTATACGCCTAGAATCGCGCCGTAAGAATGCATTGTTGCGTTCCACTTAACAATAGCTTCAGTGTAACCACCAGAAGTATTCTTAGTTTCTTCAACAAGATCTATAAGACGCAATGGGAAAGTATTGGTTGTAGCACTGGTAGCATTAACAGCGGCTTTAGACTTGCCGGTGGTCGTATTTCCAGTGTTGTTAACCATCTGTAAGTTAGCACCCACATCAGTAAGCGCAACAGACCCAATAGTTGTACCAGAGGATACAACAGCGACCTTAAACAATTGGTCTGGATCATCAGCAACATACGCGACTGCATCAGAAGCTACAGTACTAGCAGGCCAATAGTTCCTATAAGTAGGTCCGAGAGTTGCATCAGTGTAAAAACAACCCAAAAATACACCAATAGGTGTCATAGCGGCGTCAGGCGTATCGAATTCAACTGTGCCACCAGTTACAAGTTTAACTGGGTCACCATTAAATAAATCGACAGCGTAGCCACTAGCGATTGAAATATGTCGAATGGCATGGTTATTAAACCCGCCAATCTTTCCAATCGGAATCATCCCATACGGGGCTGAAACAGTTGGATAAGCCATGAGAAAATCTCCTTAAGGAAAAAGGTAAAATATTACTTAGAACCTCTCCCGAAGGTTACACGTGAGTCACGATCTCTAAATAGAGGCATTCGTGGGTCATTCTCCTTCATGAAGCTGTTATCTACAGACTCCATCTGCGCTTGCCCATGTTGCTGGTAGTACGCATCACGCTGTGCTACCAAATCTGTAGGCATCTTACAGAGAATCAAGCCACCTATCTCGATCAGTCCAGATGCTGCAGCTTCTGCGCTAACAGATAACTTCATTTCTGCATGATCTTCAATACGACAGGTTTCCCAGCCCTCTCTAGATTTGCGAGAGAAATTACTAGGGTCATCAACTCCGAGTGTGGACTTGCGAACCCAACGAAACGTGTACCCATCTTCCGGGTCAGGTGTCGGCAACAAACTTGCAGGCTGCCACTGTTTTGTTCTTACTTCCGTATCCCGCTCTTGGCGCGGTTTACGACTATTTGGATTTCTTGCATCAGCCATATCAAGCTCCCATCTGCTGTTTGATTACTTCTTTTGCATAGTCTTCGGGCGATACCCCAAGGCGCTTAGCGATGGACACCTGTGACTTAGTGAGCACTACCTTCCTGCCTTTAGGCGTTCTGCCTGCCGGTGCGACAACGGTAGAGGGTTGCCGCTTTCCCTTTTTCGGAGCATCCTCGAACTTGCCGGGGAATACTTCTCTCATGCGAGCGTCGATCCGCTCGTAGTAATGGTTAGTCGATGGAGGTACGCCCTCCTTAACTAACTTTTGATGCACGCCCAGCGCGAAGCTGGTCATTTCATCATCTGCGCCGAACCACTCGTTCTCGTCGCCCCACTCTTTAGCTCGAGTATCAGGCTCTGGTGCTGAGACAGGTGTTTCAGCTTGTGGTTGATTATATACAGGTTTCTGTTCTGGTTGTAAAGTGAATTGAGGTTGAATCTGTTGAACACGCTGTTGGTCCACTGTCGCGACGCTCAACTGCGCCTGAGCGTCGGCAATCTTTTCAGCATCGCCTTCTTCATAAGCGTCACGATATGCCCGCTTAGCTTCAGCCACTTCTAAGACCGCTCGTTTCTTAGTCTCTTCTAGTGCCCAAGTTTCGCCAGTACTAAGTCGTTGCCGCAGCGCATCCCGCTCCTGCATAAGTTGTTTAGTAAAATTAGTAGCT